CAATGTTGCCAGAGTACACCTCTTCCGTGGCATCCGCCGTGATCCCAGTATTCGACCGGTACTCCTTGCGGAGACTAAGGTCGGTATTGAGAATATCGGTAGCTGTAGTGGACCCTTCAGCCGAGTCCTTTCTGCTGATCTCAAAGCTGCGTCTGACCGGATTCCTCGGGAGTTGGCTATTGCCATTCTCGAGGGGTTGATCGACGCAGGGGTCTGGCCATCTTGGCTGGATAATGCTGCACGCCTTTCTATGGGCGATGCACTTGTCCGATACCCGGATGGTGAGATTGTTCAGCAGACTTGTGGCATCCTTATGGGTTTACCCCTGACCTGGAGCATACTGTGTTTAACACAGTTGTTCTGGTGTACAGAGGCCATAAGGGAATACCACAAGCTCCCGTTCTGCCGTTCTGTTAGGTGCCCCTTTGTTATCTGCGGTGACGACTTAGCTGCTGTCTGGCCCTTAGGGGTCATTGAGCGCTATGAGTCACTCGCGAAGCAATGCGGTGCTGCCTTTTCGGAAGGCAAACACTTCCATTCTTTGTATGGGGGCGTTTTCGTTGAACTAACTTTCAGCGTTGAACGAGATGAAAAGGATTACGGACCGGAGCCTTCCCCGTTAATGCATACTCTCCTCGCCGAACGTCTGCCCAGACTCTTACGTCTGGTAGTCCTAGACTTACTACCCCTTAGGGGGATGGTTGAGCCTTCGACGGACCACGTTAGGGTTGAAAGCGGCGTTAAGGAGGGAATGCCAGATGGGCTTTCAATCGGGTTTGTTACCCGATCTCTATTGTCCCAGGGAGCCTCAATTGACCGTTTGTATGCGGTCTTTAAGACTCTTTGGGAGATAGAGAGGCCCGCCCGAAAGTTTGGGTTTTACCCTTACCTACCGATTGAATTCGGGGGTTTGGGTTTCCCCTTACCTAGGGGTCTGGACACTCCATTAACGAGGTTGGCCCCCAGATTTGTCAGGCGTGCGATCGCTGTTTACCTCTCCCATCACGCGGTAGCGTCGGACGGTTTCCTTATGGGAACCGCCCTTCGTGAAACGTTGGGAGATGCTTGGCGGGCTCTTGCTCTTAACGAGGCGAGGGCTTCATTCAAGGAGCACTTTAAGGTCTTCTGGAGTTTAGAGTCTTTTAACTCATATCTCGAGAAGAATCCTAATTGGGTCCCCTTGGATTGTAAGTCCCCCGATCTTGTGGAGCAGATGGCTGCATTTCAGGCGAAGAATCTAACTCTGATGTTAGGTCCGCAAACTTTGAGCCTTAAAGCTCGTAATCCGCGGCCTCATTGGAGTGATCTAGTAGCCTTGTGGCCATCTGTGAACCCGATGAAGGCCACTATCCGGACCTGTCTCTCCAAATTAAAGGAGATTCGGGAGAAGGAGGTGGTGGCAGTAGCGCGCACGCCGGACAACCGTGAAGGTTATCCTGACGGTTTTCCTTGGTGGGGCTATGACTGTAATAAGCAAAGAACGCTCCTTTCAGGAGCATTCAGATGGG